TCATACAACTTTTAGAGCAAGAGGTTGAGGATTTTATCCAAACTCAAGCTGATAAGATTGTCTCATTTGAAGATGATCCAAAAGAGTATATTTTACAAAAATATCCTTCATTAAAAGAAACACTTATTGATTTAATGACGGAAAGTTTTGATGAGTATATTACAGGTATCTATGTAATGGCTCCAAAACCAACTACATTTAAAGTATTACTTCACAATGGTCAACACTTCTTTTTAATTTATGCTAAAGATTCTTACATAGCAAAAATTTCAGGAAAAAAATATTACCTATCAGATTTAGGTGCAGAAGAATATGCTATTAAAGCAATAGCAGATTTACTTACAATGGGTATGCCTCCAGGAGCAGAAGGTCCTGATCAAGAAGCAGACAATGACATGACTAAAGATGCCGATGAAACACCAGATGCTGAACCAGCAGATGATACAGGAGGAGATGAAGAAGAATTAGCAGAAAGTGTTGATGATATTCCTGATAGTGAAAAAGATGATTATGGTCGTCCTTTTGTAGATCCTAAAGGTTCAAGAACGTTTATGGATGATGGTGAGATAGAAAAGATAATGAACAAACTAGGTGAAAAATTATCAACTAAGAAGCTTCGTATTTTAAAAGAGGCAGAGGAAAAAAAAACAAGTCTAAAGACTGATCTTATTGATTTAATACGTTCTAGTGAACTTTCTGATGAACAACTTGCTGTTTATATAAAATCTGTTAAAAATAAAGGAAAAAAAGATAGTTTAATAAATCAATTAACCTCAAAAGGATACACCCCAGACAGATTTAAATTTGGAGAAAAAGCAATTGAAAAAATAAATAGAGATTTAGATAATGCTGATTTAGATGCTTATTTTAAATATCTTGAAAATCCTAAATCACTAAAAAGCTTATCCCCTTCAGGGAAATTTTACCAAGAATTAGGTTTAAGTAAAGAATTAGTAAACTCTTTTGTTAATATAGAACCAGGAGCCGACCAAGGAGGATCCTCCATTGGTAAAGCAGAATTGTTTTTAAGTTTATTTTTTAAAGATATAGGCAATTCAGAAGGTGGAATAGATCCTGAAACAGGTGAAATTAAAAAAGCAAAAGGTGATAATAATTGGGAAGGTATAGGAAATTTAGAAGTAAAAGGTACTAATGGTAGATTAGGACAACAAGGAGGTAGAGGGTTAGATGCTACTAATACTTTTGAAAATTTAGCTAAAGATTTACTTTCTGATGAACAATTAAGAGAATTTGGGGATAGATTTTTTAAAAAGCCTTGGACAATGTCTACATCAATAGCTGAGTTATATAAATTAGCCATGCAAAATAAAGTCCCTGAAACTGAAATACAAAGTAAAATAAATAAAGCTTTAGATGCAGTATATTTTAATCAAAATTTAGCTAATGATTATTTTAAAACAGAAACAGATTTTACAGATTTAGAAGAAATAACTAAAAATTTACTAAAATTAAATGCTGCTTCTTATTCAAAAGCTAAAGGCATAGATGCTATTTTATTTGTAGATACAGCTGGAGGTGAAAATAGATATGTTATAGTAAAAAAATCTGACTATGATAAAACTATTGACAATAAAAAGTTTTGGACTACAACTAAGGGACCTACTGGTTTTCAATGGACAAATGTTAACCCTAATTTAGTGGTTACTAAAGATTAATATATTTATAACATATGAATAATTTCAATTTAAAAAAATACTTAGCTGAAGGTCACTTATTAAAGGAGGCCGTAATTTGGAACTGGGATGGAGATAGAAACTCTCTAGAACAAATCCCACCTAAATTCAAGGCAGCTATTAAGGCAGAATTACCTAAATTAAACGATAAAAAATTCGAAAAAGCACTTGATGCTGTTAAAAACTCATTTGCTGATGAAGCAGGTAGAGGAAGTATGGAATTTAACTCAGACAAGTGGGCTGACATGGTTAAAGATACTGCAGGTAAAGGAAGAGGATCAGGATTACTACCAGATTTTGATAAAGGTGGAAAATATTATAGTGATAATGGATATGAAGCCTTTAAACTTTTGGCTACTCCCGAAGCAGGCCAAATTTTTATAGATCAGACAGATAGTGAAGAAGCCGAAATTGAGGGTATGAGAGTAGGAAAATATGTTGTTGGTCATAGAGGTAAAGAATTATCCCAATTTATTAGTGATTGGATGAGAGCTTATAATGAGTTAAAATAAAAAACATTCAGACTGATTCATAGCCAGTCGATTTTAAAATTATATAGGAGCTGTGGCCCAATTTATTGGAGCCACAGCTTTTTTTTCGTATATTTAATAGTTAAACAAATAGTAAATGTCTAAAAACGTAGTAATAATAGGTGCAGGTGTAGCAGGTGTAAACGCTGCCACTAAATTAATAGATAATCAATTTGATGGTCAAATTACTATCATTGATATGGGTAAGGATCCTTATAAGAGACCTTATGAAGAAGTAATGACAGGTTTTTTAGGAGCTGGTGGTTGGTCAGATGGTAAATTAACTTATCACACATCTATAGGTGGACAATTAGCAAAATATTGTGGTGAAGAAAAAGCAATGGAGCTAATGGATCAAGTAATTGAAAACTTTAAAAGATTCCATCCTAAACCAGAGGCAGTACAATGTTCTAATCCAATAGAAGAACCAGATTTTATTAAACCATATTTTGGTTTAAGACTATTTCCAGTATGGCATGTTGGAACTGACTACTTACATGAAATAGGTAAAAATTGGTTTAACTTTTTAGTTGAAGGTGGTGTAGATTTTAAATGGGAAACTAAAGTAACTGATATTGATTTTGAAAAAAATATAGTTTATATAGGTGATGAAAAAATATTATATGATGAATTAATATTTGGAGTAGGAAAATCTGGTATTGATTTTGGTAAAAAATTAGCAGAAAAATATGAATTACCTACTGAACCTAAATCAGTACAAATAGGTGTTAGATTTGAAGCACCACAAGAACATTTCCAAAAATTAATTGATGTTTCTTATGATTTTAAATTATATAGAAAATTTGATGATGAAGGAGTATCATTAAGGTCATTTTGTACTAATAATAACGCTGCTTACGTAGCAGTGGAAGAAACGTATGGAGATCATAGTTACAATGGGCATGCCAAAAAAGATGAGGCCTACCGAAATAACATGACTAACTTCGGAATTTTAATGGAAATTAATGGTATTGATAAGCCGTTTGATTGGTCAAGAAATGTAGTACAATCTGTAAATAAAAATGGTACAGGATTATATTATAGCCCAACTCGTAAACCATCTACCACATCAGAAGGAGTAGATGTATCAGCTGTTCAAATTAATGAGGATGATTTAAAACAAGTAAGAGAAGAATTTAGAGGATATTTTAAATATATAGATGGTTTCATTGATGATATGAAAAAAGTATTCCCAACATTAAAAGACGATTGGGGCATTTACGTACCAGAAGTTAAATATTTATCACCCGAACCATTAGTTAATTATAATAATTTAAGTCTAACTAAATATGAGCAAGTCTACTTTGTCGGCGATGCGCTCTCTGCTAGAGGAATTACAGTCAGTGGAGCACAAGGCATCTACGTTGCCGAAAAACTTATCGGCTAATGAGCTAAATGAATTAATGATTGCCATTGATGGGTATTTTATACTTAATTACTCAAATAAATCATTATTTGATCCACTTACTTTAAAAGAAATAGAAGGTTTTTTAGATTTAAGACATGAGGTTTTAACTAGATATCAAGCGCTTAGCCCGCACAAATATTTATTAGTATAACCTTATGAGCGAAAATGTAGTCCATATTTTAATTGCCGTTGTCTCTGCGCTTGGTAGTGTAGGAGCATGGAGATTTTATGAAACTAAATTAACATTAAAATCTAAAGTTGAACGAAGTGCTCAACGAGCTAATGAAAATTTTATTAATGATTTACAAGAAAGAGTAAATAAATTAGAAGCTTTACTTGTAGAATCATCAGAAGAAAAAGATGAAATGCGTGATACAATTACTACACTATCTTCTGAAGTAGCAGGTTTAAAAGTTAAAATTGAGTATTTAGAGGATGAAAATATTTTTCTTAAAGGAAAGAAATCACGCAAATAATTTGGCTACCTGAAATAATGTTCGTATATTTACGCCTAATTTAAATGTTATATATATGAGTAAAAAATCTACAAAAGGCGATTGGAGTACTCGCACAATAAAAACTCCAGAAGGTATCCAAGTTACTTTTTTTGATAACAAACTCCATAATTGGAATGGTCCAGCTATAAAATATCCAAGAGAATTTAAGACAAAACCACAATATTGGCTATATGGCTTTGAAAAAACTAGAGATGAATGGATTGAAGCTAGAAGAGATAGAAATGGCGTTCCACCAGATAAAAATCCACAAGTAAAAGCTAGATTCTAAATGAAAAAAGCTATAATAGTATCTGGTTATTTTAACCCAATACATAAAGGTCACTTAGAGCTCTTCGCGAAAGCGAAGGCTCAAGCTGATGAATTATGGGTTATTGTTAATAGTGATTTACAACGTGAATTAAAAGGTTCAAAAGAATTTCAATTAGAAGATGAAAGATTACTAATAGTAAGTAGTCTTAAAATGGTTGATTATGCTATGATATCTGTTGATAAAGATAGAACAGTATGTGAATCAATTAGAGCATTAAATGTAAAAGCAATAACTAAAGATCCTAAATATCAAATTGCGTTTGCTAATGGTGGAGATCAAAATAATGATTCTATACCAGAGGCTGGGATTTGTAGGGAACTTGGTGTATCTTTATTAGAAGGTTTAGGTGATAAAATTCAATCATCTAGTTGGTTATTAAAATAAAAATATATGAAAATAGGTTTATGTGGTACAATGAGTGTAGGTAAAACTACATTAGTTAATAGATTAAAAGAATTAAAACAATTTAAAGATTTTGAATTTGCTACTGAACGTAGTAAATATCTAAGTGATTTAGGTATTCCATTAAATACTGATTCTACATTAAAAGGTCAAACTGTATTTTTAGCAGAGCGTGTTGCTGAATTAATGAAAGAAAATATTATAACTGATAGAACAATTATAGATGTTATATCATTTACTAATTTAGCAAAATCAATTGATTTTAAAGATAAAGAATATTTTGAAGATTATGCTTGCTTATTTGTAGGTGAGTATGATTATATATTTTATATTTCTCCTGAAGGTACTATTATGGAAGATAATGGTGTTAGAGAAACTGATTTAGAGTATAGAGATAATATTGATAAAGCTATTATTAAAACATTAAATAAGTTTAGTCATAGATGTGATAATGTCCATATATTAAAGGGCAGTACTAATGATAGAATCGAACAAATGCTAGGAATTATACAAGATTAAATATTTATAGCAAATATAATATCATGGATAATTTTAGTTTACAAAACTGGAGAATCAGAGTAGTTAATGAAGATGCCTTTAAAGAAGGGCAAGGAGAATTAAATGTGTATGGGTATACAACTCAACACTTTGATATATGTCCTGGTGCTCAGACTTTATTTAAGGACATCCTAAGGGGAGAATTTACTGATGGTATACCTAGTGCTAAAGAACAAGATAAGGTTATTGAATTAGCTAAATTACATGATACTTTATTTGCTTTAGAAAAAATTGCTCTTAAGGATCAGGGTGATGCAAAATTAGTATTTAAAAAAGTTATAGAGACAGCTTCTGATATCTATGAATTAGGTACTGAAATTGGATTAGATCAAAATTCTGACTTAAGATATATTCAAGGCCATGTACAAAGGGTTAATGATGCAGCTAGAGGAACAGATGATATTGGTAGACCATTAGATGAAATTGAATTAGAAATCCCAGGTGAAGAAAATGCACCCGCTGGAGATAAAACTTTAAATAAAAAACTAACTAAAAACGATAAAATTATTGCTGCTTATAAAGATATAGAGCAAGAAATTAGAGATAGTATTCAAAAAATTAAATCAGGTAATGAACTTGAAAAAAAGACTGCTATGGATTTCTTAAAATCTAATCAAGATACTATAAAAGCTTACAATAATTTAAAGAAGGTTTGAACCGAATAAGTGTTATATTACTTTGTATTACTACCCTTGCTATATTCTTCATAATTAATAAAAAAGAAGATATAGACTTATCCGAGTATAGAGATAAAATTGAAGAATTGCAACAACAGGTAGAAGAGTTGGAGCAAGTAAATGATAGTCTAGAATTAATAGAAGAACAATTAGAGACTAAATTATCTAGTTATGATAAAACAATTGATAACTTAAATAGACAAATTGATGTTATTAAAATTGAAACAGAAGCTAAAATTAAAGCTGTTAATGATCTTAGTGCTAGTGAGTTGGAGTGGTTTTTCACAAACCGCTACAGATTCAGTCAAGATACAATTAACTGAACCTGTTGCTAAATTAGTAATACAGGATTTAATAAAGTTTGATGCCTCTTATATGGAGATAGAGACATTACAACAAATTCTTAAAGAAACTAATTCAAAAATTGATACCCAAAACGAATTAAATACTAATTTAAGATCTCAAATTGAAACATATAGAACAATGTTATCAACTAAAGATGAACAATTAGATACTTCACAAGATATGTCTAAAGAATTAGAAAAAGCATATAAAAAAGAAAGGCGTCTTAAAAAATTCTATCAAATAACTTCTATGGTAGGTGGAGCAGCAATATTATTACTACTAGTACAATAATGGCTGATAACTTAAAACATATAATAAAAGAGGAGTTCATAAAGTGTGCTAAGGATCCAATATACTTTATGAAAAAGTATTATACAATCCAACACCCACAAAGAGGTAGAATTAAATTTAATCTTTATCCATTTCAAGAGAAAGTTCTTACTCACATGAATAGTGAAGATTATGTTATAATAAACAAATCAAGACAACTTGGTATATCAACTTTATGTTCAGCTTATTCATTATGGATGATGTTATTTCATAAAGATAAAAACGTATTATGTATAGCAACTAAACAAGAAACTGCTAAAAACATGGTAACTAAGGTAAGGTTTGCTTATGACCAATTACCTAAATGGTTACAAATAAAAACTACAGAACATAATAAATTATCATTACGTTTAGCAAATGGGTCTCAAATTAAAGCAGTAGCAGCAAGTCAAGACGCAGGTAGGAGTGAAGCAGTATCTTTATTATTAATAGATGAGGCAGCCTTTATTGATGGGATAGACGAGATATTTGCCTCAGCTCAACAAACACTAGCTACTGGTGGTGGGTGTATAGCATTATCTACACCTTATGGTACTGGTAATTGGTTTCATTCAACATGGGCCAAGGCGGAAGCAAGAGAAAATACATTTTTACCTATTAGATTACCTTGGACAGTCCACCCTGAAAGAAACCAAGATTGGAGAGATGAACAAGATGTAGTATTAGGACCTAGAATGGCAGCACAAGAATGTGATTGTGATTTTAGCACCTCAGGTGATACTGTTATAGAACCAGATGTATTAAACTTTTATGAAAGTACTTATATACAAGATCCTGTTGAAAGAAGAGGTATAGATGGAAATTTATGGGTATGGCAAATACCAGACTATTCTAGAGACTATATAGTAGTAGCTGATGTTGCTAGAGGTGATGGGAATGATTTTTCTGCATTCCATGTATTTGATATAGAAGAAGCAACACAAGTAGCTGAATATAAAGC